TAATAAAGTCGGGGAAAAGGCCCTTGTTCGTTTGCAGGGACTTCCTCAAGGATGAGACGAGGAAGCGTGGTAAGAGTGCCCGTCTTATAGCAGGCACTGATTTGCGCTACTACACTTTGTGCCGCATGTACTTCGGTGCCTTTGTTGGCGCCTTGGTGCGTACGCACAATGAGACAGGTGTCACACTTGGGATGAACCCTTATTCCGAGTGGGACGAGCTAAAGAGATTTCTGCTCACAGCAGACCCAACAGGACAGAACGTCTGGGATGGTGATTTTGCTGGCTTTGACTCTTCCCAGGTTCCCGCGTTGTTGTGGGTTATCCTGGACTACATCAATTCCTGGTATGCCATGGGTGGTGCTAGTGAGGAGGACGCCAAGATCAGGACGATTCTCTTTATGGACCTCGTCAGTAGCCGCCATTTGACCAGTTATAGAGCGCAAGCGGACACCATCGTGCAGTGGAACAAGTCGTTGCCGTCAGGGCATTTCCTGACTTCAACAGTCAATTCCATGCTTTCCATGGGCCTAATCGCCAGTGGTTTTATAGCCACAACTGGCCAGGTCGATTTCTGGAGCTTTTGCTCTGCAGCTGTTCACGGCGATGACAACTTGGTTGCTACGTGCGACCAGTTTTTGCCACATTTCAACCAAAAGACATTGTCTAAGTTCCTCAAGGAGCATTATGACATGACTTACACAGCTGGCCGTAAAGGCGAGGAATTAACTGAGGCTGTGGGTATCGATCGCGTCATTTTTCTGCAGAGGATTTTCTCTCAGAAGGATGGCGCCACTGTGTGCCCCATTAGGCCCGAGTCCTTCCTCCACTCCTTGTACTATACCAAAACAAAAGACCCACTTGCACAGCGCAAGACTATTCTGGATAATATTGAAAATGCTCTTGAAGAACTATCAATGCACCCTGAAGAACATTGGGATCTTGTCGCACCCATGTTGGTAGCGGCAAAGAGGGAGTACGGGGAAACTCCTAAGTGTGATGTGACCACTTCAAGTCACTACTTGCAGCGAGTTAAGGGCAGGATTCCTGACTACTTGCTGTGATCCACTACATATACGGTACACACTGAGGCTAAATCATGTTGTTAGTACAATCTTTGTGTATGACAGGGTAGTGGTGAAGTCGTTCATTCAGGTGTTACTACTCAGGTGCGACATTAAAGAAACCAGAGAAGGTACAACCGAGCGTGACACTTTGGTCGGTGCACGTTTGTATTTGACCAGCTACCCAATCAAATGAAATCAGGGACAACACAGAAGTGTGTTCCGACATGCAAGGTTCTACCATCATCAACAGCACCCCTGACAAGACTGGCG